GTTTCCCAAACATTTCTCAATCCGAGGGCTGCTGCTAATCCAGAATTGTTTACTACGTCGGTGTTATCGGTAGGTCCTACAATGAATCTGGACAAGAATGGCCATTCGCCATTTGTTCCGGCATTTCTAACAGCTTCCATAGCATCAGTTGGGTGAATGAACATGGTATCAGCACGGTTTCTCTGTTCGCCAGGGAATTTGCCTCTGATAACGTTGATCAATGCCTCAAATTCTGCTTGAACTGGAGTTGGTAGATCTAAGTCGGCTTTTGTTGCAGTTGGAACATTTGCATCAGCTACGAGTGTTCTGATTAGTTTCTCACCAATCATGTAATAGAATTCGTTACCAGCATTTTTGAGACTTTGCTCTACTGACAAGAAGTTATTGTCTTTAACGTCGTTTCTGTTTACAGATATTGTTCCTCTGTATGAGTTGTTTGTTCCGGATGTATCGAGTTCAACGGTTTCAACTTTTCCGCCAATTGCTGGAGGATCTCCGCCAGCTTCAGTATAGATTTCTATACCTTTTTGGTTTCCAATTTCACCACCGACTGTATCAGTGTATTTAGTAATTGGCACGTTCACTTTAGGGGTGTCCATGTCAATCAATCTAAAGTACTGTTTCCAGTCACTCCAAGGTTCTGCACCTTCTAAGATCTCATCAGCGATTTTCAAAGCTGACAATGTGTTAGGAACTGAAACGGTTTCTTTCATAGCTCGGCCACCTGTGTAAGGATTGGTTTTTGCTGCATCACCGATTCTGATTCCGTATTTAGAAAGCCAAACACTTGAAAGGTTTGGATTTAGTTTTCCGTCCTCGAATCCGTTTGGATTTGACTTATCAAACATGACACTCATTGGGGTTTCTCTAATTGGTCTAAAGATGTCGAAAGACTTTCCGTTTTGAACGGCTGCCTCTGCACCTAAAGTTAGAGCTTCTCTAATGTGTGCCATTTCAGGGAGTGCTAGAATACTAGACCTATTGTGTTTAGTTTGTGTTCCAGTCATCTAAAATGCACCCTCTCTTTGTACGTCAACTGCGATTATGTCGCCAGCACTACCAGCTTGTAGAGCAATTGCTAAGATTTTATCACTAGCTGCATCTGCAAGTTGTAAATCACCTGTGCCATCAGCTCCGAGGGCAGCTCCAAGAGTTGCGTTTTCGGAAATTCTAGCAAGGCATCTACCTTGGGTAACTACTACAAGACCGTCACCGACAAGTCGGGATGCTTTTGTAGTGTTGTCGGCTGGGCTAACTCCACCATCACCATAAATTCCGTCGTTGTCTCCACCAACGATAATGCCATAAGAGGCTTCACCAGCGGTGTCAACTTTGTCGGCTCTAGGTAAGATTTCGGTAGCTGGGGGAGCTGCTAATTTAACAGTGCCACCCATCTCCATATCGACTTCGTTTGCGATAATGTTTATCACGGAAGAGCTACTGTGATCGATTGGACCACGTGCTAATCCTGGATAAAGATTGGTCATAAACGCCCTCAAAAAGTATGACTTAAAGGTATTTTGGAAAAAAATGAAAAAGGTGAAAAATCTACCTATTGGTAAATTGTTGAACTGCTTGAAACCATTTTATCAAGGTCAATGATCTTTTGACGTTCTGATTCTAAATTGTATGCTTTTTCATAGATTCTTGGTGTTTGACCTACTTTTGCATCAACGTTTGAAACAGAGCTTGGCATCATTGTTTCTTGAATACCTGGAGCATTTCTATCAATTGCGTGTAAATCCAAACCTGTTTTCAAGGTTGTAATTTCTTTCACTTGATTGGATAGGAATGTGTTGGCCTTTGTCAAAGCAACAACTTGTTTTTGGAGAGGTCGGATTTGTGTTTCCATGATTTTTCCAATCATCTCTTTTACAGTATATTGCATTTGTTGAATTTGTTGTGGGGTTGACATTGGTGGTAACTGTGGCATATTAGGTGCCATTGATTGAGCCAATTGTGGATCTAATCCCGGCATCTGACCCATCATAGGTGGGAAAGATTCTGTCATTTGATTTTCAGTACCTTCTGCTTTTTCCATGTCTTTCTGACCGTTTTCTGATTGATCAGCGACTTGTGGGAAGTCTTGTCCATTGTCGGTAGATTGTTCACTACCATCGGTGCCAGATTTGTCACCGCCTTCTAACAATTCTTCTTTTACAAAGTGTTCGCCTTTTGCTTTGATACCATCATCATGTTTTGGTGTTGGTTGTTCTGCTGCATCCATTTCTTGAATGGCAGCATTAAGGAAACCTTGGCCAAGAGATTGTTGTCTTGGATCTGGATGTCCCATTAAAGCAAATGCGGTTTCGACAGTTTTTCGGAAAGTAGGTTTTGCACCACGTAAGAAGGGTTGAGCTTCTGCGAGTGTTCTACATTCTTGTAACTTGTGCATAATCGCCCTCAAAAAGTATAACTTAAAGGTATTTTGTTATATGGGCTGAATGATTGTTGTTTTCACACCAGGTTCGGCTTTTGGAATATGTACTCCATTCCACATGATTCCTCTCGGATCAGTTACCACCCATGTCAATCCGATATCGTCAAGTTCGCCCAAAATAACCCCCTTTGGAACGACACATAATTCACAACTTCCATCAGAACACCCTGCTTGACATGGTTCAACTGTTTCAGCTCTTGGTGATCCACCATTAATTGAAACTGCGGTGATTTGACCATTATCTATCATTGTGTTAATTTGGTCGTCGGTTTCCATAATTACCATCTGGATTGACTTGGAATTTGGGTCAAATTCACTATCCAAAATGGTAGCTCCAGTACGCCAATCAGGGTTATGATTGATATCCATTCCATGTCCCGTAGCTGTTCGAGCCATTGAGGATAATTCAGTAGCTGCAAGTAATCTTCGATATGGTTCACCCTCAGCTCGGTGATCAGTAATTGATTCTTGACTTGCTCTAATGAGATACAATCTACCACCGTTCTCAATGGCCATTCCATTAGCCCGTTGCAAATAATCCTCAGTTAGCCAACCAAATTCGTGTCGGACTTCGGCTAGAGCTTCTTGCATCATTTTGAGTGGTTTACGATAATAGTTTCTCTTACCTGGCTTTTGAGATAATTCACCGTCTTTTTTGACTTTGTGTAATGTTCCAGCGTGGGAACGTTGACCAATCTTACGGTGTATCGTTTGAATATCCAATAGGCCTGTCGGCAAAATTTTATCAGCTTTAATTTCACCCGTTGGTTTCCAATAGCATTTACAATTCGGATGTGTGTTTGTGTAACCAAGTCCCTCACTTGGGGGAACTGGTCTATGAGATCTATCACTCATCTCGTAAGTTTTTCCAGAAAATTGATTGCATACGTCGTCGTTATCATGTGATTGGTAAACATACTGCATGAGATCTGATTCGGTTTCGTTTAACTGTCCACTTGGATAAATTGCAATTGGGGGAATGTCCGGAGTCATTTGAGATTGTTCAACCGGATATTTCCAAGGTTGAGTTGGAACAACACCTTCCGTTCCTATCGTAGGTGGTTGACTTTCCAAGTTGTTTCCAGTAGCGACCCAATTGGTATCATCGCCCTCATAAGGTGGGTTAATCACTTTGTAAGTATGTCCTATGTTACTACCTTCCAAGTCGTAGAGTGGGTCGTGTGTTTTTACAGCTCCTAAAGGATCAGGCGTTGGTAGTGACATATACCCGTCAACACCGACTCCAGGAATAAAATCAGTTTGTTCTGCATTTGGTTGAAAGTAAGGTGGTGATCCGGTGTCAGGGACTTGTAACGGATCAATCTGTGGCATCAAGTCTAATCCCGTTACATCACCCGGCCATTGTTGAGCGTATGGTGGTTCGGGTGATTCGTAATAAGCAATAGCAGCTCGTTCAGCTTCCTCGAAAGGAATACCTTGACCAATCAAAAATTCTTTCATTTGAAGAATTTTAGTTATTTTTTGTTCTTCGAGCACGGACATTTTGAGTTCAATTTTGCATCAAGCAATTGCTTAGTAATTGTTTCTTTAATGTCAGGTCGTTTAGCTCCGATAGAAATTGCACTTGCACTACCGGGGACACTAACAGTTTCAAAACTCATTAATGGACCGGGCTGTCCACCGCCCGTATCACCAGCTCCTTCCGGATTACGTCCACTGCCAAGACCACCTTCTTCGACATCTTCAGGTCCACCGACATTGGAATCTTTAACGCCCATTTGTTTTTCTTGTGTTCCGACTTCATAGCCGAATGGAATATCCAAAGGGTCGTGACTCTCACTAAAATTGAAAAAAGATACTTTAGATTCTTTTATGAATTTGTCATTACATTCTTCGATTTGATCGTGTTTATCCACTATAATCCCCTATGTTCCATGCTTGACTTTGATTTGATCGTTTAAAATTATTTTGCATATCACCTCTTACGTTCTGCATCATGTTAGAGTAAATGGCTTCGTCCATTGGTGGGCTGGTGGTACCACTCGAAAAGTCCGGATCTACCTCACCACCACCATTGTCAACCTGTGGTAAGTCCATGTTTGACACGTCGGCTGGTTGATTTGGATCTCCCATATCTTGAGGCATGGCCATCATTTGATTTAGCATAAGCTGTTCCGGTGAAAACATTTGTTCAAGTTGATCGTCCATGTCCTTTGTAATTCCCAATCCGGCTTGAATGAATAGATTGTTCAACACAACGGGATCTTTTGGTAATGGTGATTGGATGTATAGCTCTAAGAGTTTAATCTGATCTTGTACGGGAATATCCTTTTTCTCAACTTTTCCAAACTCAATTTCAAACTTTAGATCGTCCCATGTCAACCATGTCATTCCGTATGTTTCTGGGTCAGGGAGCGGATTTGCCTCATACCAAGGTTTGAAAATCTTTTCGATAAGTTGTTCCTTGATCGAAATTGGGAAAGCACTTAATCCAATTTCGTCAAGGGCAGCAGAACTTCTCGCGTTTGCAAATTGGTGAGACTCACTCGATCCTTGTTTTCCTCTAAAGTCGTTGAGGGCTTTGAAAATTGGTCCAATTGTAAGATCTGTAAATTGTTCTGGGTTAAAGTTGCGAGCTTGACTTCCTAATTCCTGGACTTCTACTTTTGTTCCGGCTACAACGTCTTGGCCAATGTCCAGGTTCTCTACGTTACTTTGTAATGCAGATCTTGATTGTTCATCACCGCCCTCTACTGTCCACAAGTTATGTGAAACGTAACGTTGTTCAGCCAATTGCATCGTGTATTGTGTAGCATACTTTCTGTCAAGTAATGATTGAAGCTCACGTTGTTCAACATCACCGCCATTGATTGGCATATTGAAAATACGTGGACTTGTCATTGAAACACCGAAACCAGTTCCAAAAGCACTTGAATCTACTTTGTTCCATGTAAAATGTATAATTTCATCAGGGTTGTGATAACCTTGGTATTCAGCTCCACGGAATTCATATTTGTATGGCACTCTTTGTCTATCCCACCAAATCCTAACGAAAGATGAAATTGGAATGTGCATTAAATCGCGGAATGATCTTACGTTTTTAATTCCCATTCGTGGTTTCCAAACGGAATTACCATACCACAATAATTCTTTGACGAGCTCGGTGTCCATTGTGTCGAACTGCAAGTCTTTTGTAAACTTTGCAAAATAATCGACAACTTCTTTTCTTTCAGCTTTAACATAATGTGCTCCGCCCGTAACTTGTGAGGATAAGTGATTAATTGCTAATTGTGTATCTTCGTCCATTTGTAAGCCAGGTCTTTGAACTCTGAATGGAATTTCTGGAGTGTCGAAAGTTTTTGAAGTGTAACCTTCTCTACTGTAAGCTCCAACGGTTGAAATTTCCGGTCCCCATACGGGTTGAGAAAGTCCTGGAGTCATCTCCATGTAAGTTGATAATTCGTTTAATGAAACTCTTGGAACATTTTTTTCTCGATAGACTCGGGTTGCTCCTTGATCGATTACCCCAGCTTTCTCTAATCCTCTTGTCAAACGACTACGCCAAGTCATACTCTTACCCCGATTACTAGAATAAAGGAATTATCATTGAGTCGCAATTAGGCTCATTCCACCGTTCCCGCTCTCATGTAGGTATTTCCCACCATGTCCCTTACGCGGTGCGATTTTTAGAATAATGATACAATAGCATTTATTACACATTTGGTGATCCCGCCAATTTTTGCCTTTGGGCGACTTTGAGGTTTTGCTACAATTCGTCCCGAATTTATGTCCTAAACAGGTGGCCACTCAATTACATTAATAACAAAATAACATATAAACTAATTACCGTTTCTTACGTCTTTTGACGGGTGTGATCACGTATGCGTTTGGATTGTAATTCTGTCCAGCGACTATGCAGTATATGATCGACATCACGCTATCCGGTGGGTGATTAAACATTTTCATCGCTTTTTGTCTTGGATCTTCTGTTCTAACTTCTTGCACTTCGTCCAAGTCTTTTCGAGTGATTGAACACATATCGTCCATTAAAAAGTCAGTTTGCCAATCGTAAAAATGCGGAATCATAAATGTCATCTTTTTCATTTTTTCGTTATCCGAATGTAATGGGTGAGCTACACTCATTCCGATAAAGTCAATGAAGTTTTGAATAACGGTGGTTTTGTCAATTTGTAGTTTGTCTTGTTCGACACCATGCTCGTCAGTAGTTTGTGAGAATTCACTCATTGGTTTTACTTCGTTACCAATTGTTTGACAACCACGGAATTTGTATCGTCCAAGTCCTTCAAACTTGTTATCTTTGCTGTCACGTCCCCCACCTTGTATTAGTGGAATTTGGTCTTGGCCATATCCCCAGTCCCCGACTCCATAGTCGATTTCATAACGATGAAACAAATCTGTAATATATCGAGCCTGATCCATTGGGTGTTCAACCGGGCGTGGGTCAATCCATGCAAGCTGATAGCGATTACTCTTACGCCAATGAATAATAATTGAAGCAACAGTTTTCGATGCAGCCGGTCCAGAACCAAAGTCAACGCCACCTAGTATTCTAATTTCGTTTCCATATATGGCTTTTAATTCCTGGACTTGTCCAGGTGTTTGTAGTTTCAAATAATTAACGTAACAAGCCTCAACCATGTCCGGTGTAATTGGCCTACGTTCCGCTTTGTAAAACTCACCGCAACAATGTGAAAGATACATTGAATGAGGATAATGTTTTTTCTGATACTCTATTGAAAGCTCCGGCTGCACGTGATATTTTGTTATCGCATCGTCAACCGTTTCGGGGACATGAGGGAACATACTTTGCGGAAAGTGATAACCACGGTAGTCTTTAACACCTGGATTTTGTGCAACCCACTTACCAGCCAATATGTTTTGTAATTTGTCAATGTCATTGGACACCTCACCGAAAGCATCAAACTGTAATTTGTCTCGCCAATCCTTGTCGTCGTACACCCATTCACGCTGATCTGTGCGTTTCCACATTTTGTAGTAATCACTACCAGCCTCCCCACCGATCCCAAAGCAGTAGAACCGTCCGTGAGTTCTTGATAGAGAATACATGGCAACTGGAAGAAACCCGACATCTTGAGCTTGAGCTTCGTCAAGAATGAGAACCTCATTAGACTTTCCCTCAACAGCGTGATACTTATTTTCATCTGTCACCAAGTAAATGACGGAGCCGTTTAGGAGTTTTATTCGCCCTACGTTTGCTTTTCCGTGGGGTAAATAACTCTCCATTTTAGGATTCGCCAAAAATGTTTCTTGTCTCAATCTCTGTTCTGAAAATGCTGATCTGTGATTGTCGTCGTCGGCCACATACGTTATTTCAGCTCCTGGTTTTCGTAGAGCCATCCACGCGACCAGCGAGCTTGAGTTTGTAGTTTTGTATGTTTGTCGTCCATTGACGAAAGTAATGTGAGGGTGATCATCTAACAATGGCTCTTTCCAATACGGATCTTTGTCGAAGTTGAGGTCCTTCTTACCAATCTTTGGTCGAAATTCTGCGATAAAATCTAGTAAATTGTCAGGGACAACCGTTGGTAGAGCTTTTGCTTGTAATTCGTTGAGTCGAGCTTCAACTTGACTTAACCGATACGAATCGGAGTGAACCAATAACTATCGTCCTAATTGCTTACTCTTTAATTCTTCCTCGGCAATAATGACGGGATTCTGTCCAAGAGCCAAAGTTTCGGGATTGGCAGTTTGCATGACTTTTTCGATACTTTGTAACCTTCTTGCAAATTCGTGAGATTTTTGTAATCCACTGTATAATTGAGCTTGATACCCGGCTGCTTGACTCAATTTAATGATAAGATCAAAGTCTTTTTCATCGTCGGCTTTTTTGTTAGCCTTGTGAAATTCCTTGGTAAGTATGTCTAAAATTGAAATTGTAATTTTTCCTACGTGTTCTGGATCAGCCCATCCGTTCTTCATAAAATCCCTCTAAAATAATGATTTAAAGGTATTATCAATCTGTATAGTCGATATTTCTATCTTTTAGTAATAATTTTAAATAAATTATCCATTTTTGTTGATTTTTTTCAATTTCTGTCATTCTAAAATCAAAATCGGTGTGAGTTTCATCTGAGTCACCGTCGGACTTTGATAGCTCGTCAATCTTGGTTTGCATCACCACGAAGCATTTTTCTTTTTTCCAAAAGTATCTCACAACACCAATGGCAGCGACAATTCCAGGAATTCCTAATCCAATGATTATTTCAAAGGCTAAATGGTCAGCCATCTAGATCACAATCCATATCGTGATCGTCGTCAAGGCCACCACAGTATTCACACGTTACACCTGGCATGATTCACCACAATAGTCCTCGTTGACGTGCATACCGCTTTCTTCGCTCCATTGGTCTAAAAGTGTTTGATTCTCAATGTCCTCAGTTGGAGGACCGGTGCCCCATGTGTCAAACATTGAAAGTCGAGCCATCTGTTTTTGATACTCAGGCATTTTTTCTTTCAGGTGTTTTTTCATATACATTCTCTCCCAATTTACAATTTCAGCTTCACTAGCTCCCGTAACGAAAGTCATATACTCTAAAGTTCGTTTGATCACACTTTCATAATATTTTATTGTGTCAAATGCGAATTTGTCATAGAGTTCTAACAATTTTAATTCAAACTCCATCGCGTGAGCACCACAATAACATTCGCCACTTTTATTGAGCCATGCGTACACGGGGGATTTTTTTAGTTCGTTTTCGTTAAAGTAGTCCCAAAGTTGTGTTCCGTTCTTGTAGAGAAAGGGCTTGATGAAAATTGTACGTCCGTCCAAGTCAACGGGCGTTTTAGAGTATGCCTTTAACTTGTCACGTGCATTACTCTCTTTTTTCCTAACACCGCTGATAAAGGCAGCCTTCTCACCTTTGTCTAACTTGTCCTTCATGTAGTAGAACCAATTGTGATATTTCAGATATCCCATCCACATTCCGTGATTTCCCGGTCCTGCGAATCCGTACTTTTGAATTACATTTACAAATCTGTCATGCTCTTTGTGACTCCAGCTCATGTCCAATGGCCAACCTTTCTCTTTACAATATGATAATACGAATTTCCTAGTTTCTTGAGCTCCTAGGCCTGTGTTGGTAAATACAAGTCCCTTGAACTGTTTTGGATAATTTTTTGCGATATAGTCCGCTACACAAACAGAATCTTTCCCACCGCTGAAAAGAACGTACAAAGAGTCAAGCTCGTACTTTTCAATTGCTTCGTCCATGATCTCGTTTGGTAATTTTGGCTCATGCCAAACCCATTCTTCCTCGGTGAGGGTCATGTGAATATGTCCAACGATTCGTTTTTGAATTTTTCCAAACGTCGTTTGATTATCTCAACGTATTCGGGATTGACCTCGATTCCTAACCAACGTCTATTGTTTTGTAGAGCTACCATAGCCACCGTTCCCGATCCCATGAATGGGTCGAAAACCACGCCTCCTTCAAAACCAGCGTTGCAATCACACGTTTTCTCACCGACCTTGACGTATGAGGCAGTTACACTTTGTTTTTCCATCTTTTGTTGCATACCTTGTTCCAAGTCGTTTCCGTGATCATGCCAACCTTTTCCCAAAGTTTTTGCGTACTCTGGAGTCGGCTCCATAATGTTCTCTACGGGTTGACCGCATTTTTTACAAACTTTTTCGGGACACCCACAACGAATTAACTTTTCAGGTAACTCAGGGGGGAATGTCGCAAAGTGAGCTTCTACAAACGGTTTTGGATTGATAAAGAAAACGTCCCCTGGATTTTTTCCCTTTGGGTCATTGAGAGCTGCATCGTGATCAGCCCCAGCGTATCGAGCTTCCGCACTACGCTCTTTCAAAGATTTTGCTTGACCTTGTACGCCAATGTCAGAATATTTCTCTTTTAACTTCTCACGGGCTTTTTCCATGTTTTTGCCAATGTCTTTCCCACTTCCAAAGTTACTTCGACCTTTTGGCTGATGGTTTCCATATTCTTTAATTTCTTCCTCAGAGGCCACGGCCTTTGTCATAGCTCCGTCGAGGCCCATTTGATTTAATTTCTTGGCATCGCGGACTCGACGATTGAATGGACGATATCCCTCACTCAATGGTTTTTCCCGAACCGCATCTAAATTGAAGAAATATTTTTGCTGCTTTGTGAAAAAGAAAATACTTTCCCACTTGTTCTGAAACCTATCCTTGACACTTGTGGGCATCGCGTTTGACTTAGCCCAAATAATGTGATTCCTTGCGATCCAGCCATCGTCAATACAATTAATGTAAAATCTTTCAGGGATTCCATATCGAGTCTTTGGTTTGAATTGATTTTTCAATTGAGCTTGGTGTTGATTCTCTTTCATGCGTTGATCGAATCTTTCGTCGCTTCCGTCCCAGTCGCTGTGATTATACCCGCCCGAGTAGGTATCGCCCAGGTTGATAAAGCACGTTCCGGTAGGTTTTAGGATTCTGCGAATTTCGGTCATTAACAGTTGCAGTTTGGCTAAAAAGTCACGAAAGTCGCGTTCAAGTCCCCATTGTGGATCTACATAGTGGGCTTCACAAGTAGGACATAGTGTAGCTGAAAATTGTCTTTCGTCGCCAAATCCCCCTTCGTTACCAGCTTGTACGTCACTAAGTCCACCTCTTTCTTTTCGCGTTTTTCTGCGAATCGCAAGGTGTTCACAATCTGGAATTTTCCCCCCTTCCCATTGGCCAGTACCGTAGTCTCGGAGTCCCCAATAGGGCGGAGAGGAGATACAACAGTCCACCGAGTTATCGGGGATCTCTTTGATTTTTTCAAGGACATCGCCAATTAAGAGATCTCCATTATGCCACTCACTCAACTCTCGGCCTCTCGTCATTTTTCTTGAGTTTTGTTTGGACCTTCTTTTGTCGTGCATAACTTGTCTCAAAATACCCCTCTCTATTGGCTAAAGTGTCCATCATTGTAGCACGGGCTCGCAATTGCTTCTTATTCAATTTTGCATTCTCCGATATCCTTTTGGTTGACATTCCCCTTCATGTCCCTTGACCCCTTCGCATCGATAATCTGCAAAATACGTGTCACATTGTTCACTCATGGCATCCACACTCACAATGGCGATCGTCATGGGTATTACCGGAAATTCGCCTCATTCCGGAGCAACTGCTATGTTTCCCAATACTACAACGGTGGGACAATTTTAAATCTAAAATTGAAAACGCGGTTTGGGATTTTGACGTATATGTCATTTTTCCAATGCCACCCCCATAATTCTATTCAATTGGTCATTTGTAAGATTGATTGGTTTTCCATTAACCTCAATCAAAATTCTAATGGTCATACCATCCCGTGTTGTTTCACTCATTTTTTCACCCACTCCGTCTTTCGTTCCTTTGTAAATGACTCGATATGTTTGCAACGCCATAAAACGGTTTGACCTTCCGAAAATGAATAATCGCGAGGATTTTCCGGTGTGCAGTCACAACTTTTGGATTTTACGAAGAATTCGGTCAAGAGTCTCTCCTGTCACATTTTGGGAAACAATCCGTACAACATTGGTGAACACCCTTGGACGTGTTTGTTACCGTCGAAGTAATCTGTCCACAATGGACACAATTATCAATCATGCGTAATACCCCAATGCAAAAACTACAATGCTAAAAAGCATACCCGCGACCCACCCAAGTAAAACCCACTGGGGTTTTTCACTATTCAAGTTTCAACTCCGTCAAGCTCTCTTTTTGACCCAATTTTCCTTTCACAAACGTATTGAACGCCAAACTTATCCTATTTTCTGGATTCGGATTAACGACAACTTCATGCTCTAATTGAGAGGGAAACATGACAACCTTACCAATCTCGTTGTTTATTTTAAGATCAGAACAATTGTTGTCATTAATCTGCTTGTAGGGAAAATCCCACATTTTGTGTTCAAATATGCTTGATTCTCTATGAAACATAATCGGGACATTTTCACCTTGAAAATAGAAACTGCCACTTATCACGCTGTTTGGGTGGTGGTGTCTATGGTGACTTGAATACCGCCTATTGAAATTTAGCCAAGATTGTGTTATGTAAATCTCAATTGCATCGTCAACTTGTAATACGGTGTGAAAAAACCGATTAATCTCTTTTTGTAGGAAAATTTTGAGTTGTGCAAATTTTGGCATCTCAAGAATGTACGATCC